CTGTGGCTTGGTAGATGAACCTGTTACGGATGCCTTGCTGTGGTGCTTTTCCTATATAGGGCATTAGACTTCCTTTGCTAGATGGTCAGCGTATGCTTTCTTAACTTCTTCTGTATGAAACTGTGCTACCATTGCTTTTACATCAGCACTCTCGTTTGTGCTGTCGCTGTTAGGTGCTACTACATGGCGATGAAAAGAACGTGATATTTCTTTACCATCCTCTTTTATTACAGTTGCTGTTCGCACCTGAATATGTTTGAAGTCACCTACGACTTCTATTTTATCTTGTATTATTTCTTTAGTTATTGCCATTTTTTATCTCCTTTTTGGTTAATGGACTGTCCATCAAGGTAATCCCACCTTGATAAATTTTATGATGTTGTTCTATAAACAAGTGTTGTTTGAATATCAGCAGTAGTTGATTCAAATTCTTGAACCTGAATTTTGTCATTAACTGTATTATCTCTAATATGCACTAGCCTTCCATATGTTTGAGACAGTTGAAAAGCAATAGGTACAGAATCACCAGCAGGGTCTTCTATGTTTGTTTCATTTACCATAACAGCAGAAACACAGGCAGTGTCAGAATGTGAAAACGGCATACCTAAAAAGTGTAAGTCATTACTACCTGTCATTCCTGATGTGTTTATATTATCTACTTTAAGTTGACAAAACACCATGCGTCCAATCTTTGTGTATCGACAAGTTTGAGAAGGTGTAACTTCATTACCACCAGAAGTTGCGTCAGCAATAACACAAGTCCACGTTCCCTCTTCATAATCATCAAATAACTCATTAGCCATAGTAGCATTAGTTGCAACTGAATCTGAAGTAGCTGCAAAACTTATACCATGACCACTTGCTAATGCTATGTCACCATCTGTAAGCGTCAAACCGTTTGCTATGGTAAGAGCCGTACTTGATAATGTAAGACCCTCTGCTCCTGCTCCTCTAACTTTAGTTAAAGCCATTTATTTACCTCATGCGTAAGGGCTGTCACCCAATGTGCTTGTATCCCAAGCAGCTTTTAGTTTAGCGATTGTGTCTGCACTAGAGATAGCAGAAGCAGCAGGAGCATCCCTTAGCTTCTTCTTCTTAGCAACAGAAGCGTCTTTTTTTGACGCATCATTAGCTTCCAATGCTTTCATGTAGGCTACATCTTCAGCTTCAAGAAGTGGCTTTCGTACCTCTCTTATTTTATCTTGGAAGATTTTTTTAGCTTCAGCTATGTCCTCAGCCATTACACTTCCATTTAGTTTCCAAGCATTTCTAAAATGCCTGTCAGATGGCATGGTTATAGTAGAAGCATCTGCTACAGCACCATCTTTGTCGGTTACATATGTTTTAGTTGCCATGTTAGTTCCTCCTAGTTAAGCAGCTATTTTCCAAGCATTTCGCCATGTACGATGTTGTGGCAGTTGCTTTTTCTTACATATGACAAGTCTAGGTTTATTAGACTTCTCATACTCTCTCCATACCTTTTCAGGTATATCTTTCATAATCAAGTACTCTATTGCTTCTTCTTCTGTCATTGGCTTCATTGGCTCAGTGTTATGCAACAGATACCCTCGTGTATGCTTTACAAAGTCAGGCTTTGCTTCGTCCTTCTTGAGTTCCCAATAGACCCATACAGGTGGTAGTATGCCACCATTCAATGCACAAGCCATCCAATTAGGGTCAGGGTGTGTTACCTTTGCAGGTTCATCTAGGTTATCAGGGTCTTCCCATACAATGCAATACTCACTTCTGTATGGCTCTAGGTTTTCTTTTGCCCATCCTAGTCTATCCCATAAATGTGTTCCTTGAAATTCTGGTGTCATGCTAAATCTCCATATGTAGTAAAACATAAAATTTTACAATCTCTTTCAGTTCCCCCACTGTCTGTTGCAAATGAAGAAGCATCACTAGTGTTACTACCAAACGGTCTAACCCAAATCCTATTTCCTGTGCTGTCTGTGTTATCATTATCTGTCTTACCATTTACTTGAATACAATAATTTGCAGCATCAAGGAATGATGTATAATTTATTTTTCCTTCACCTGTTGCTACATCTGAAAAAGTTGAAACATTAAAACTTTTTTCTAGTGTGTCTGTATCATGGTTAGCATTTGCCCATGCTTTTGCCAAACCCTCTTGCACATTCGTAGTGGTAACATTTCCTGCACCTGCAACAATAGTAATGCTGTTCTTTGCGTCTACTCCCTCTAGGGCATTTGTTCTTAGTGTACTCATGCTAGGTCTCCGTGTATTGCTCCAAAACCATACGTTTCATCCTCTGCTGAGCCATTTCTGTTAACTATACATAAATTAAAATCTGAACTTGAGGGAAGCTCATCTGAAGCTGCTGAATCAAAACAGACAAAAGACCCAGTTCCATCATAAGAATTACTTGCAGTAATAGCAAAATCAGCGTTGCTCATATTGTTTGTGTATGCAACTGTGCTGTGTCCTGTTGTTACATCAACAACGGATGACACATTGAAGCTATCTCGCACTCCATCTAAATCTACACCTGCATCCACGGCTGTAAAATTTAAGTTAATCCAAGTCTTTGTCAATCCCTGCTGTAAGTTGGTAGTTGTAGAGTTACCCTCTCCTGTGACGGCAATAGACCCTGCTGTTGTTGTGCCTGTGAGTGTGTTTGTTTTGAGTGTTGCCATTGTTTATCCTATGTAGCGTGTACAAGTTGTGCAAAGAAATGAGATTTGGTAGCTGAGGAATCATGGAGTGTGCAATCTTCCTCAGACGCAAAAAATACCTCCATATAATCACCACTTCCGTTCATTTCCATAAGCCCTGTTGGAATTGGATAACTTCCATTATTATAGGCATCAGCATCCGGACCATTTAATTGAATAAAAAGTGTATTTTCTACATCCACACCCGAACCACTATCAGCTGCACCATTTTTCTTAACTCTTATTGCTATAACTTGGTTAATATTGGTATTCATTCTTAAGACTCCACCAACTAAATAAAATCCTGCAACTGTGGGTTGATATCTATGATTACTACTATCCCAACCACTAAGCGTATCTACTTGTACAGTTTCCCATTGCACTTTAATTGATGCACTATTTTGACCAGTATAAGCTTGGTCTGTGTTACTTGCATTAACTTGTAAAATAGGTATTTTTGGAAGAATAAGACCATTACTATTTACAGTCATAGCTGTATTGCCATTCGTATGCTTTATATTTTGTACTAAAAGATTGCTCATAGTATTGCTACGTTCCCCCCTGAGTCTATTGTCAATGTAGCCCCACTTGCTATTGTTAGAGGTCCTGTAACATTTGCATTCTCTGTAGCTGCGATTGTTACATCACTATCCATTGACTGTGCATTGGTTCTGAACATACCACCATGCTTGAAGTTACCCTTGTTGGCTTCAGGTGCAGTAACACTACCGTCTGTCAGACCAAGATAGTTGACAAAGATGTTACCTGTTCCTGATGAAGGTGCTGCACTAAAGGTTAGTGTTGTACCGTCAGGCACTGTATAAGCGTTACTGTCCTGCACTACACCATCGACTGATACAAGTATGTCCTGAACGCTAGAGACAGTCTGTGACAGCGTAAATGTCGTGTCAGAGCCATCTCCGTTAAACCTTTGCACAGATGGTATTGTGCTAAAGGTTGTGGCTGTTACGTTACCTACATAAGGCATTAGCTTATTTCCATTATGCTAAGAGCTACATCTACTGCTCCAGTTGCTGACACTTGAATTATATCATCTGCTTCCATTACAACTTTATTTCCAGATAACAATTCTAAGGATGAACCAGATGGAATTGGTGCATTTTTTAAAAGAGCAACATTGTCTCCATCATTATTTACAAGAGTAACTGTTGTTGTAACCTGTCCTGTCGTTGTGTTACTTATAAGACAACCCAGCACCACTGTAGTAGTACTACTTGGCACAGTGTAAATACTTGCGTTGCCAGTTACGTTGGTATCTGTTTTAACCTTAAATGCATTTGCCATACTTCTCTCCTATATCAACCCAAGGCAATGGCTAATGCCGTGGGGTCATCTGTTGAAAATCCTGCACTTGATAGATATGT